GTCGGTGCTGGCGGTGCAAGTAGCACTAGCGGCAGTAATAGTGTTTTTTCAACAATTACTTCTACTGGCGGTGGTCGCGGTTCTGGAGATGTTGTTACAACTTCATCAACAGGTGGTTCAGGTGGCGGCGGTGGCGGTAGCACTGGCGTAGCGCCCGGAATATCAGGCTCAGCAGGAACTGCAAATCAAGGTTTTGCTGGTGGTGACGGAACCGGTGCTGGCTCTGCCCCAGCAGGCGGTGGTGGTGGCGCAGGTGCAGTAGGTGTTAGCGCACCTAGCGGTTTCTTAGGTGGCGCAGGTGGTGCTGGTGTTGCAGTTTCAATTACTGGTTCATCTGTTTATTATGCCGGTGGTGGCGGCGGCGGTAAAGAAAACAATGTTTTCTCTGGTGCAGCAGGAGCAGGTGGTGTAGGCGGCGGTGGTGCAGGTCAACACACAGGAGTTGGAACAGCAGGAACAACTAACACAGGCGGTGGTGGCGGCGGCGGCGCAGGCACAGGATCACAACTTGGCGGCGCAGGCGGCTCAGGCATTGTCATTATTAGATACGCAAACTAGGAGATCAGATGCCAGCTAATTACGTATTACTCGGTGAAGTAACCCTTACTGCAACTACTGCTTCTGTTACATTTTCCAACATACCGCAAACTGGTTATACCGATTTGAAGGTAGTTTGTTCTGCCAGAGGAAGTAACTCAGGAGAATATAATACTTATATTCAACTAGCCTTTAACGGCGTAACAACCAACCTTTCTGAGCGTTGGATTTTTGGCAATGGTGCAACTGTATTATCTCTTACCGAAACTAGAATTCTTGCTTCAATACCAGCAGTAACAGCAACTGCTAATACATTTGGCAATACTGAATTTTATATTCCTAATTATACTTCTGCTAATTTTAAAAGCGTTAATGTAGATTCTGTCGGAGAAAACAACGCAACAAACGCAGTAGCAACTTTAGGTGCAGGATTATGGTCTAACACCGCAGCAATCACATCAATCAATTTAAGCGTTGATAGTGCTTCATTCGTCGCAGGTTCAACCTTCTACCTATACGGACTAGCAGCAGTAGGAACTACTCCTGTTATTGCTCCGTTTGCTAGCGGTGGAGATATCATCACCAACGATGGCACATACTGGATTCATACCTTCCTATCATCAGGAACATTTACTCCTGCCAAGAACTTAACTTGTGACTACTTAGTAGTAGCAGGCGGCGGCGGAGGCGGTGGAGTCGCTGGTGATGCTTCTTCTGGTGGCGGTGCTGGCGGACTTCGTTCTTCTGTTTCTCCAACTGGTGGTGGTGGCAGTGCAGAATCCACACTTAGTGTAACTAATCAAGCGTATTCAATTACAGTAGGTGCTGGTGGCACAGGTGGAGTTGGAAATGCTGCAGGAACTTCTGGCACAAATTCTATTTTTTCAACTGTAACTTCAACTGGCGGTGGTTTTGGTAGTTACTCAGGTAACACTGGCGGTAACGGCGGTTCTGGCGGTGGTGGTAGTGGAACAGGAACAGCAAACCAAGGATACGCAGCAGGGTCAGGTAACGGCGGAGGTGGCGGTGCAGGTGGTGCAGGTGCAACCACTGCGTTTAACGGCACAAATAAAGGCGGAGTGGGTGTCAATAATTCTATAACTGGAACTTCTGTTAGTTATGCAGGTGGTGGAAATCCCGGCGGTGGTCGCGGTAACACAGCCTTCGGCGGCGGCGAAGGCGAAAGTGGACTAAATGCAAACAACGCAACAAGCGGAACTGTAAATACTGGTGGTGGTGGTGGTGGTCGTTGGTCTGACCCTACTTCAAGAACTGGTGGCGCAGGCGGTTCAGGTATAGTTATAATTCGTTACCCAATAGCGTAAAGGAGAAATAAATGTCACATTGGGCAGAGATAGACGAGAACAAAACTGTTCTTAGAGTGTTAGTTGGTAACAACAACTCAGCAGATGAGGGCGAATCCTTTATGAATTCGCTAGGCGGAACTTGGGTAAAGACAAGTTACAACGGCAATATCCGCAAGAACTTTGCAGGTATTGGTTATCAATACGATGACACCCGTGATGCTTTCATTGCACCTAAGCCATACCCATCTTGGATATTGAATGAAGATACCTGTATTTGGGAAGCACCAGTTGCTTATCCAACAGATGGTGTTATGTATGCTTGGGATGAAGATACAACCGATTGGAAAGCTGTAGTCAATGACTAGAATCCTTGGCATATATGCACAAGGTCCTAAGATTTCCGGTGGCACCCTATCGAGTGATGCAACCTATTACTATAGAACCTTTACTAGTTCAGGAACCCTGACTGTATTTGGAACTCTGACTGCTGATGTTTTAACTATTGCAGGTGGTGGTGGAGGTAACTCAGGCGGTGGCGGTGCTGGCGGTGTTGTCTATTCACCATCTGAATCTGTTACTGGTGCTAACACTGTAACTGTCGGAGCAGCAGGTAACACATCTAAATTTGGTGCATTAACAACTGCTGTTGCAGGCGGTGGTGGCGGTGGTAGCGGATCCCCAACAGGTGCAACACCTGGTGGCGCTGGCGGTTCAGGCGGTGGCGGTGGACAAAACGGAACTGGCTATGGCGCAGCAGCAGGCGGTGCTGGAACTGCAGGTCAAGGTAATGCTGGTTCTTCTGGTGTAGAAACTTATTATGGTGGTAGTGGTGGCGGTGCCGGTGGCACTGGTTCAACACCTGCTGGCGGTATTGGAACCAACTCTTACTCATCTTGGGCTAGTGCTACTTCTACTGGATCTGGTGGCTACTACGCAGGTGGTGGCGGAGGTGCAGGTAACGCTGGTGGCGTAGGCGGAACTGGTGGTGCAGGCGGTGGTGGTAATGGATTTAATCCAAACTACGCAACCAATGGAGCCGCAAATACAGGCGGTGGCGGTGGTGGTGGACCAATACAAAGCGGTGGACCAAACGGTGCTGGCGGTTCTGGAATTGTTATAGTTCGTTACACTAAGACTCAAGGCTATGCCTAAAAGGAGAATGATATGACTGATACACCTAAGAAGTTAATTGTGGACCTAGAAAAAGGAACACAAGAATACATTGATTTAACACCTGCTGAAATAGCAGAGCGTGACCAACAGGCTGCTCAAGCAGAAGTTGATCGTGCTGCTCGTGAGGCAATTGAGACAGCCAAGGCTGATGCTAAGTTAGCAGCGCAAGCAAAACTTGCTGCACTAGGATTAACTGGCGAAGAAGTAGCTGCAATAACTCAATAAGCATTACCAATTTTACAAGCCCTGCCTAGTGCGGGGCTTTTTATTTTAACAACCTAAAGGAGAAACAATGCCATACGGCGATGACATTACCGAGGGCTTACCCTACGTATTATCTAATCCTGCAGGTTCAACAACCTATTCACTTACTGGTGAAGCCTACGATGTAGCCATCGCCGGTAATCCATTCTTCCTGATGACTAGTGATGATGCGCCTTATCGTCGCGTCACAGCGCAGTATCGTAAGCAACAAATTGACCAGACACGTGAGGCTGGTGAACAGACACTTACCGGTTGGTGGGTTAGATCTCAGTCATCATTCCACCTCGGAGCTGGCATTAAATACTTTGAACCACAACAAGAAGAATCGCTACGCTTCCAATACACAGAGTCTAAAGGTATAGATATCTGGACTAGAGGCCAGGCTACCTTGCTTAATGACACAGCCAGTTTCTACTCAGGCTCTGCTGCTGCTCAGTTGATTGGTGTCAATGATGGAACCAATGACTGCATCCTAGTAACAGATGGAACTGCGCTTAAGAAGATTACAACTGGTGGTTCTTCAAGCACCTACACTCAGGCTGGCACAGCATCTACTATCTATAGCCTTACCACTAACGGTAAAGAGTATTTCTTTATCAATGGTAGCCACGTCCATCGAGGAAACATCTCTGGGTCAACTAGCGATACTGAAATCTATAACGCATCTAGCACTACTCGTGCCACTATCCGCTATGTAAAGCAGCGCCTTATTGCTGCTATAGGAAGTTCTATCTATGAACTAAACCCTAATCACGGTGGCGGCGCTTTGCCTACAGCTTTCTTTACCCATCCTAACTCATCTTGGGTATGGTCTAGCATCTCAGAGGGACCTAGTGCTATCTATATCTCAGGCTATGATCCAAATGGAACCTCATCATCTGTCTTTAAGATTGGCCTAGATACTGCAAACGCTAACGCTTTAGGTTTCCCAGATCTATTAACACCTACCGTTGTTATTGATATGCCACAAGGTGAGCGCATTAATGACTTCGATGTTTACCTTGGTGCCTATGCAGTCCTTGCAACTAACCTAGGTTTTAGAGTAGGTATCTCTGATGCAACTGGAGATATCCAGTATGGACCACTCCTATTTAAAGATGCCCCTTGTAATGCTATTGCTTTCAAAGATAGTTATGCCTATGTCGCAACCCTTGTAGATGGTGCTGCAGGTTTAGTTCGTGTGGATTTGTCTACTACTGTTCTAGCAAGTAGCCTGTTTTTTCCTTGGGCTTGGGACCTTATAGCAACTGGCACTACTACCACTGCATCCCAAGTTGCTTTCTTTGGCAACTCAGATAGAGCCGCATTTACCAATGGTAATAATGTTTGGGCTGAATCAACTACCCTGGTAGCAAGTGGATACTTGCGAACTGGTTACATCCGTTACAACACACTAGAAGCTAAGATATTTAAGTTGATGCAGGCACGAGTAGATACAGCCAATGGTGGAATCTTAATTGAATCTGTTGACTCTTTTGATAACTTCTACACTATCGGTAACTTCTCACAAGGATCAGCAGTGCCAGAGGTTAACATTAACTATCCTCAAACTGCCCAAGAGTATCTTGGTTTCCAATTCACACTGTCTCGTTCGACAAGTGATACAACCAAGGGTCCACTGTTTACTGGATACCAACTCAAGTCACTGCCAGCAGTGCCACGTCAAAGACTTATCCAATACCCACTATCCTGCTTTGATCACGAATCAGATAGTCTCGGTGTAGAAATTGGATATGAAGGTTCTGCATATGCTCGTATGGCTCAATTAGAGGCTATTGAATCTAATGGAGACAGTGTGCAAATTCAAGACTTTAGAACAGGTGAGTCCTATATCGGCCTCATAGAAGAAATGGATTTTATTAATAGAACCCCATCAGACAAACGATTCTCCGGATACGGCGGATTACTACTAGTAACAATTCGGAGTTTATAAGATGACACCTACTAACTGGGCCTCACTTATCGTAGCTGGTATTGCAGTTGTTACAGCCTTTGCTGCAACTATTAGATGGATGGTTAAGCACTACCTATATGAACTTCGCCCGAATGGAGGCAGCAGCCTCAAGGACCAGGTCAATAGACTTGAACGACGTTTAGATGAAGTGATAGATATGTTGATTGATAACCGCAAATGAGCCAAGTAGATAAGTTCTTAGAGATAGCTCAGGCAGAGGTCGGCGTAGTAGAAGCCGAAGGTAACAAGGTTAAATACAATAAGAACAACGGACAACCTTGGTGTGGTTACTTCGTTAACTGGTGTGCTACCAAAGCCAAGATAAAGATTCCTAACTGCGTTTACACACCTGCTGGTAAGGCAGGCTTTATGGGTCTTGGCACTTGGTTTAATGCAGCAACAGAAAAGCCACAACCTGGCGACATAGTTTTCTTCGACTTCCCTGGCGGCGAGAAGGTAGACCACGTTGGCATTATCCTCAAGGATAACGGCGATGGAACGGTTACCACTATCGAAGGCAATACAAGTCCAGAGAAGAAACCTACTGGCTCACAAGCCAATGGCGGAGAAGTTGCCCTACGCATCCGTGCGTATAAGGCAAACAATAAGCGCAAGCTCGGTGTATATATCGTCGGGTTTGGCAGACCGAAATGGAGCAAGTAATGAATAAAGCAATTCTAAAGTCAATGACAGCAACATATCTACGTGCAGGTGTAGCTGCTGTATTGGCTCTCTATCTAGCTGGCGAAACCGATCCTAAGAAACTATTAATGGCACTAGCTGCTGCAGTTGCTGGACCGCTTCTCAAGGCACTTAACCCTAAAGAAACTGAATACGGCGTAGGCTTTAAGAAAGCGTAATCTAACTTTCTGCGAGGCACCATATGGCTCCACTCCAGGCGAATCCTGGGGTGGGGCTTATTTTTTTATGCCGTCATAATCCCGATTGGTATGAGTCTTCAAACGGTGGCAGTTAGCACATAAAGTCCGAAGATTACTAGGGTCATTGTTCCAACGATCACCGTCTATATGGTCAACGTCAAGCTGACTAGAGTGCTCTGGTATAAAGCCACATTCCTCACAGGAATCTTTCTTATGTTTGCGGTAAGGAGAAAGGCTATTAGATACATTAAGGGCCGCTAGGTTACGGCAACGCCACCTGCTTTTAAGCGTAGATGCCTGTCTATCTCGGAGCCGGATACTTACAGGACCACAGAGGCTACAAATTGCCTGAAATGTGGCCTCATTTATTTCTGTTAACTTGTGTTGTGCTTTACTCATCTTTATCTACTGGGCAAGGAACAATTACTAGATTGCCACAGTTGACGCAGGTAGCGTCAAGGTGATACCAGATTAGCTCGTAGTCTTCAAAGGAAGCCATAATGTTAAAGACTTGTGACCCACAAGGACAGGCGTGGATCGGTCCCAAGGACCTCAGATCTGTGCCAAATTTATCAGGCAGACGGTTCTTATTTTTAAACAGGGTTGGTAGACGGAGCCGCACAGTAACCGTATAGTTACCGTTACGCGCCCTTGAAGGGCGCTCAGACCGTTTCAACTCGCTCACGCTCGTATTATACACAGACTCTAGTAAAACAACGCCTAGTAGGGAAAGCGGGCGTGTCGTGATACGATTCACGCCCAAGGAAAGAAGGTGGCCCATCACAACGGTTGTTGGAATAGAGGGTATTGATTACGCAGTTCTAGTAGCTGATAGTCAAATCACAGAATCTAATCTAGTAACTCTTGCACTTAGCACACCGAAGATAGTTGAGGTAGGTAAGTTCCTACTTGCTATATCCGGTGATACTAGACCAGGAGATATACTTGCTTACAACTGGAAGCCACCTGCTTATCGTGGGGAGAATCCAGTAAGTTTTATGGGGAAGAAAGTTATCCCTAGTATCATCAAGGCTTTTAATGAAAACAACTACGACTTCAATAAGGTGGATCCAGATGGTGGTTTCGATTATTTACTTAGCTTTAACGGCAATATCTTTCGGGTTGCTTGTGACCTCTCTTTTTTCCAAAGTGATGTCGGAAGTTACGCTATCGGTAGTGGCGGTCAGTTTGCTCTTGGGTATCTTTATTCAGACATCCAGACTGATTTAGAACTAGAAGACGCAAAGCGACTCGCCCGAAAAGCAGTTGAGATTGCGTCGGTCCTTGACGTAAATACCGGCAAGCCTTTACAGTTGGTAGTCCAGGAAAGGACGATTTAATGACAGATGCAAAAGAATTATTGATAAGTGTTTTACGTGCAAAAGATGCAAGTAAATCACGTTCAGTGCAGACACAGGTGGGACCATCAGAACTTGGTGGCTGCCGTCGCAAGGTTTGGTATCGGTTAAATGCACAACCAGAAACTAATGAGAACGAATTAAAACTTGCAGCAATTATGGGGACCGCAATTCACGCAGCCATAGAAGAAGCTATCGGTGCTATTGACCCAAAGGGTGAGAAGTATGTAGTGGAAGCTGAAGTTCAATATGGTGATATGAAAGCACACGTTGACTTATTCATACCAGAATCTGGCGATGTGATTGACTGGAAGACTAGCAAGATAAAGAACCTGGGCTACTTCCCATCAACGCAACAGCGTTGGCAGGTGCAGGTATATGGCTATCTATTATCTAAGAATGGCTATGAAGTTAAGAACGTTAATCTTGTAGCAATTGCACGTGATGGTGATGAACGTGATATCAAGTGGCACACAGAACCTTACGATGAAGCAATAGCACTAGAAGCACTTGGTTGGTTAGCAGCAGTTAAAGAATCTGCAACACCACCTGATCCTGAAAAGGATGAGAGCTATTGCAAGTTCTATTGCAAATACTATGACGCATCTGGTGAGATGGGATGCATTGGTCTAAAAAAAGAACGTATACAAGTCAGTGAGGTATTGATACCGGACCCTGATGTTGACAAAAATGCGTTGTTATATTTACAGTATGACGCACAGATTAAAGAACTAGAAAAGCAAAAGGATTCCTTGAAGGCCAGCTTCGAGGGAGTAATAGGTAGCACTCTTAGCGGAGTGCAAATCAGTTGGACAACAGTTGCTGGTAGGTCTACTGTTGATGACAAGGAAGTTGAGAAACTTCTAGGTTTTGTTCCTAAGAAAGCAGGACCAGAATCTAATCGCTTATCTATCAAACAAAGTGGAGGAAAGTAAATGGCTGCACCCGATTCAACAAAGTTACAGGCTAACTTTAAGTTAGCTGATGGAACTCTTATCAACATCTATGCTTCATCTCAAGCAGAACTTGAAGCACAACTAACAACAATACAAGATGTGGCTGAACTTATTAAGTCAACATCATCAGCACTAAGTAGCAGTGGAGCAATGTATTCTTATGCGGCAAAGACTCTTAATGCTACACCGGTAGTTGATACACCACCTTTTAACAATGCTCCTGCTTCGACAGGAGCGGATCAACAATGCAAGCACGGAGCAATGACACTTCGTAGCGGAGTCAACGCACAAGGTAAAGCCTGGAAGGGCTTGATGTGTGCAGCACCGAAGGGCGCACTTGATAAGTGCGAAACGGTGTGGATCCGATAACTAATGCGAGAGCCTCACGAATTCGAGGCTCCATTATGTGCTGAAGTGGGCGGTAATTACTGGTTTCCGGAAGACTTACTAGCAGAGGCAGCAATCCAAGCTACTAAAGCTGCTAAGTCAATCTGTGCAAATTGTGAACACCAATCTGAGTGCGCTGAGTGGGGCATAAACAACGAGCGCTACGGTATCTGGGGTGGTCTTACCTCAGTTACTATCAAAAGAATAAGAAAAGATAAAAACATAATCATTAGGAGAGATAACGTTGCTTGATTTATCCAGAGCTTGGAGTGGTGTTCTTACCAAAGCAACACCGCTACCTGATGTATGGAGAGCCTTAGCAAATAAGCAAATCAAGTTTCGACGTGGGCAAGTATGTATGGTTGCAGCAGCACCTAACGCTGGTAAGTCAATGTTCGCATTGATATATGCAATCAGAGCAAATGTGCCTACATTATTTTTCTCTGCTGATACTGACACAACTACGGTTATGATGAGAGCGGCAGCGCATTTGTCAGGACATTCTCAGGTGTTAGTTGAAGGCAACTTAGCTGGCAACACTCATTATTACGATCAGCATTTACCAAGATTAAATAACATTAAGTG